TTATTATTTATATATATATATAAATTCAAGGTTATCTCCCAATAGATATACTGGTAAACGTCCAACTTTTTTGGGTACAATTACCCAATTTTGGGTAATGATTAAATCTTGATCAACGCCTCCCAACCCGCGACCAGGAAGTATTAATAAAAAATCTTTCAAAAATGAAAAGATTTCTCTTGACAAAACGATCGAAGTATGGTATAATGCTCTTCATAATAAAGTTGGGCCGATATAATATATGGTTGGTTATTTTAATTATTAAAAGTCGAGGTAAAAGTGCAAAGTAAAAAAAGAGAAAGAACCGTTATTCCTGTCGTGCTGTCAGATGCATTAAATTCAAGAGCTATTAAAGGCTGCTTGACAGTCTCCGAAGGACATGCTAGTATTATTGGTCGTAACGAGTTTATTAGGTGTTGCATGCGCTATGTGCTTGATAATTTTAGTCAAGACGAGCTATACCCTGCGTTGGCGAAATATATAAATACAAAAAAGCACAATCCAGATTTATGGGAAGAGCAGGAAATTGAGAATGTCGATAGTAAGTAAGTGAACGAGTTATTGAGTTCAGCCGAGAATTAAAATGCAGATTAGACCGAACGATTTTATTACTGATGCTGTTTTTAAGGCACTACTATTTAACGCAAGAGTTTATGACGTCACAGTCAGATCTGCTGGCGATAATGCTGAAGTTTTAATACCAGATTCGCCCTATAAAAATAAAGAACTAAAGCAATATCTGCGGTTGCTCGATATGCATAAATTATACGTAAACAGGCTTGAAGCAACAGGCAAGCTCGATAAGCATACAATTGATTCAAAAATCAACATTAAAAATTGTAAATCGTATGGCTATAAATTCGATGAACAGCCTGAGCTATATTGTGACCGAGGCGACTGCCCGAATTGTTATGCCAGAAATCTTCAAGCTGATTTATCCGGTTTATTAGCTTCTGTTTATACAGATAACGGTATCGCTAAATATCCCGATGTGCTAAGGCTGCGAATTACTGATAAAATGTTGGCCAAGAGCGAGATTGATCATTTATCGCCTGAGCTAAAAAAGCAGCTTGAGGATAGGGCTTTTGATATACACGATTTTGCGCCTAATTATATTCGGGCGAAAATCAAGACCAGCAAGCCATATGAAGAAGACATTGTAAAAAATATCTGTCGACAATATAAGTTAAAAAACGTAGTAAGCAGAACTTATGTTGCTTATACCTATCGCGAATCCAACGACGGAACTACGTTCAGAGGTTGGCTGCGCGAATTTACTAGGATCACAGAAATACTAGCTTTTGGTAATTTCAATAATTTTAAATTGAAGCACAATAGCACAAATTTTGGTTTTCGCACAATTACTCACAAGCTAATACGTAGATTTGAGTTGCAGGATTTGTTAAAACTATTTTATAAGGCGTTTAGCTTCAATTATTCGCCGCTCATAGCACTTTCAAGACACGAAGTGGTTGAGAGATATCGAAACGCCTTTTCATATAGCGACATGCAGCTTATTAAAGATTGCGTATTTAGCATTTTATTTAATTTAAATGCGAAGCGAAAGGCCATAGCCTTTCGCGGAGCTCTTAAGTCGTCCAATGTTTTAAATAAATTGCATTTCCATGCGTATAAACAAATCGAGGAGTACGAGCAGCTTGAAAACTTACGAACAGATAAACACCGAAATAATGGAGCTGGCGTTAGAATGTTGTCAATTTTTAATCGAGAACAGAAAAAAATGGGGAATTTACGAGCTTTGGAAGTCGCGCAAGGAGTTTAAGGAGGCGCTCAGGCATGTACCAAAATATCCGCATAATTATTTACGACCGCCGTTTAAGTTACCTGAGTTGCGAGAGCCGCAAATCCAGCGAATGCTTGATCAGCTGTCTTCAATATGAAGCTGAACTTGACGATTGCGGCCGTTCTGGTAAAATATATTTCAGGTTGTTGGATAATAAGTTTGACAGTAAATTGTTGGATTTAGTTAATTTCAGCTAAAGTAGATAATTATGACTGAACAAGATTTGAATCAGTTAAAAGAATTGAAAAATAATTTAGTAGATTTATCTAAAACATGGAAAAGGATAAAAAAACAAACAAATCAGTTAAAGCAGTCTACTGCCAGCCTAGTAACTAGCAGCGACGACATTTTATCCGAGATTAATAAAATCATCGAGGAGTTAAATAAATGCTGAAATATAGCTGGCTAGCATTTATAATCTGTTTAACCATACCATCGTGCGCAGCTAAGTATGGAAATGAATATCGTGACGCGCAGGTTGACGATATAAAAACAATAGATATAAACACGCAACAGACCGGACTAGTTAATGCGAAGGTCGATCAGATTAAACCGGAATTATCTGCATTTAAAATTGATGATATAAAAGCTGAGTTCTTGTCAGCTAAGTCCGAGACTAAGCAGGAAATTAAATCAGATAAAATTGACGATATAACTACTACGACTACTACATATAGTGGTACTCGGCCGTTACTCATACTATCTATTGTGATTGTTTTAGTACCGCCTGTGTTTATTTATTTATTGATTCGCGGCAATGAAGGCTATAAAATGGTCAAGCTATTGCAGAAGGCGACCCATAACGTATTACATGATGTTGGCGCAGATCACCTTGAACAGCGCATCGATGCCGAGTTCAAACGTGATACCGCCACTTGTTCTATTCAAGACCTTTTTAAAAGTGGAGATTAAAAAATGACTAACGACGATTTTGCATTAATAACAATACCCTTGACTGCTTTGAACGCTATTCATCAAGAACCAGACATCGACTTAATGGATTTGCAGATTTTAGTTCCTGAGTTGCCCGTATCAATTTTAAAAGCGTTTAAGGCTAACATCAATAATAGAAGGAAGTTAGAGCGCGACGTTGACCGAGCTGTTGATTATTTAATTAACAACGTGTTTAAGGATAATTGATTATACGCCTATGCTAAAAGGTGCCAGGCTGCCAAAATCAGAATTATGCGATGATAAGCTAGCTAAGTTGTATAGGGAGTTCAAAATTAACAAGCTATAAAAATAATAAAGGTGCCAGGCTGCCAAAATGGCAGTGTCATTATATTGCGTGCTGCCAAAATGGCAGTATGCAATGTTAAGATAGGTAAGATAGGTAAGATAGGTAAGATAGGTAAGATAGGTAGAAGCTTTAGGTTCTTCTGGAGATAAAAAATATGGTATTTACCCCACGTGGAAAGGCAGATTTTTGCCAAAAAATTGGTTTCTATTAGTAGTGGTTTCAGTCTAGAGGCATACAAGATATAGTAGGCTATTTTATCATGAGTAATAAATTTACTATAATTCAACTTTCCGGCGACAGCGGCGGTAGCACCAGCGATATTCGAACTGACGAGCAATTAATTGATGCTTATGAAAGAAAGAAGGCAGATGCAGCAGCTCGCCAGCGAAACGCTAGCCAAAAAGCACGCGATATTTATCCAGTGCCAGATATTGTAAATCCTGCCCGCCGCAACTCTTGTGAGCACGATCTTGAATTATTCTGTAAAACGTACTTGCCTCAAACATTTTATCTTCCGTTTGGCGATGTACACAAAGAATTAATCCGTAAAATTGAAGCCACGGTCGCAGGCGAGGGATTGTTCGCCCTAGCTTGCCCTAGAGGAAGCGGCAAAACATCATTATGTTTAGCCGGTTGTTTGTGGGCGCTGGTATATGGCAAGCATAAATTCATAGCATTAATTGGCGCCGAGGAAATGCACGCTGCCGAAATGCTGGCGAATATCAGGGCTGAATTAGAATATAACGATCTTTTAAATGAAGACTTTCCAACAATTTGCTATCCTATTCGCAAATTAGGCGGAATTGCGTTGAGGGCGAAGGGTCAAGTATACAATGGTGTAAACACATCAATTATGTTGTCAGCTAAAAAATTGGTCATGCCTACGCTAAAAGGCGCTAAAAATTCCGATTTAACGGCTGGCAGCGCAGTAATGGTAGCTGGCATCGAGGGCAGGGTGCGAGGAATTAGTCATAAAACGCATGACGGAAAGAACTTGCGTCCATCACTTGTGCTTATTGACGATGTACAGACAGACGCATCGGCTGCATCAGCGTCACAAACAGCAACTAGAATGAAAATAGTTAATGGTTCAATTCTAGGTTTACATCCGCCCGATAAAAATATAAGTGCGCTTTTATCGTGTACAGTTATTCGTAAAGATGACTTAGCGGACCGATTATTAAACAATAAAAAATATCCACACTGGCAGGGCTCAAGACTGCCTTTAGTTAAAACGTGGCCAACGCATATAAAACTTTGGCAGGAATACGAAAAACTATGGCGTCAAGAAATGGAAAAATCTGGTACGTTTAAACAGGCCCAGAAATTTTATAAGAAGAATAAAAAGAAGATGAATGAAGGGGCAGAGGTAACATGGAAAGACAGACATGGAATAGGCGAACTGTCTGCTATACAACATGCTTTTAATCTTAAACTACAAAGAGGCGACGAGGCGTTTGCATCCGAATATCAAAATGAGCCGCTTGTTTCGTCTACCGCACCTACCGAGGCAATGCCGGCTGACGATATTTTAGCGCGCTCGTCTGGTTTACCCAAGTATATATTACCAGATTATGTCGAAAAGCTTGTTTGCGCAATCGACGTGCATGATAATATTCTCTATTATAGCCTAATCGGCTTCGGCGATAATTTTACTGGTCATCTGGTTGATTACGGCGCGTTCCCAGATCAAAATGCTATTTATTTTAAGCACGGCAATTTAAATAGTACGCTGACTAAATTATATCCAAGGCTGGGTAAAGAAGCGAGAATAAAGCAGGCGTTATCTGACCTGGTCGATAAATTGTTTAAAGCTAAATATACAAGAACCGACGGAGTTACGATTCCAATTAATTTAGTTGGAATCGATAGTGGCTATGCTACTGATGTAGTTTATGACTTCTGTAAATATAGCACTTATGCAAATAATTTAATACCTGTTAAGGGTAAAGGGCTAGGCGCTGTTAACATGCCAATGAGCGAATGGAGAAAACAACGCGGTACTAAAATAGGCAACAATTGGGTAGTTAAAAAGGGTACGTCTAATATTCGATATATAATATCTGACACAAACTTTTGGAAGAGTTTTGTATTTGCAAGGTTAAACGTTTTGGTAGGCGATAGTGGTGGCTTAACATTTTACGGTAAAGCTACTGATCATAGAATGCTTGTAGATCATATTTTATCCGAGGAGCCCGTATTTGAGAGTAAAAACGGTAGAGAACTTGAAGCTTGGAAATTAAAGCCTAATTGCGATAACCATTATCTTGATACAGTTGTAATGAATTTTGTTTTAGCAAGTTATTTAGGCGAAAATATTATGCCTGTAGCTGCTGCAATAAAATCAGATGCTAAAAATATGTTTGCAAGCAGGTTTAAGGTGCGTAAATAAAAATTTTTAAAAATCTTTCAAAAATGAAAAGATTTCTCTTGACAAATCGATCGAAGTATGGTATAATGCGCAAAGCTAAAATGGAGTTACAATAACTATGAATCGCCGAGTAACGAATAGTAGGCTTATTTTAAACAATAATGAGCCTAAAGTAAATAAGATTTATATTCCACCGACGCGAGATAAATCGTTGGCAATTGTTGCGTTTATGCATAATATAAAGGAATTACGTGGACTAGATCGACTACGTTATATGTTTCGGAGTTTACGACATAATACGGTTGAGCCGATTGTTTTATACGATAGTAGCAATGACGACTCTTTTGACGAAGTTGCCGCGATATGTAGCGAGTTTGGTATTATTCGTTTATATAATCCTATTAAAAACGGTGATAATTGGAATAAGCCGTTTGGGCTGAACTGTGCTATTGATTATGCCATTGACCAATTTAACCCAAGCTACATAATGGCGACCGATATCGATTATATTTTTGCCCCTGATTTTATCAGTAAGGCAAAAAGTTCTATGTCTTATAAAAAGTTTATTATTCAGCGCTGCCATTATTTAACTCGGAATCAGACTAAAAACTTAAGTAATGTTAATTTTTTATGCGACAGAGATTTTCATAATTTAGTTAAAAATGCTAATTTTGGCTCTATTACTGCAGTTGGCGCCTGTCAGTTGGCCGCTGCTGCTTGGTTTAAAGCGGTTGATGGATACAACGATAATTTCGAACTCTGGTCATGTATGGATACCGAGATGGTGGATCGCGCGAGATCAACAGGTCTAAATGTTTTTTGGTTAGACAGTGCTATTCTGCACCAGCATCATGAGACAATAAAATATGCTCCTCAAGCAAATAAGCAGCGTAAAATTAATCAAGCTATTTATCGAAATTTAAGGAAATCCAATGGACAATCCAGAAGTAATCCGCTTTGTGAATGAAGTGGTTCGACGACGTCTTCGAGGGTGTCGCGTTCCTGGCCGATGGTCGCGGCGAGGGCTTCGATGCCGGCGTGGCATAATGGCATCCGCGTCCAGGTCGCTGCCGATCTGGGCGCTCCGATTGAAGACGGCAGGGAAAATGAGGGTGCCTCTCGATTGACCTGCAATGATGTTGTGCTGCTGCTGAGTCGTATCGAGGCTGTTCAATCCCTGCTGAATGCTTCGGGCGTGGCTGCGGTCATCGCAAAGCCGTGTATTCGATTCAGGAGTGAGTGATGTCTCTCGTAACTAGATATTTTGGGGATAGGTCGGCAGCGGCAGTCTCGGGCGGAATGACAGCGTGCAAACTTCATGGGGCGACAGGGAATCGCGCCGACGTGGTGATATCGTATCCGTCCGGTTTTGCTGGTGCGCTCAGGGCTGAAAACATATTGCAGACATTAGAGGCTCAAGATCTCACAGTGTCTACCGGAGTAACTTCTGTTATTTATACGGGAATGTATAAACACAGTTCCGCCATAGTTAGCAGATATATTTAAATTTTAATATGGTAAAAAATTATGAATGAACAACAGCTTGTAGCACTGGTAGCTGAATTATTAAATCCACTGCTTATAAATGCGAAGGTTTTGTATTGGCAGAGTCAACGAGCAAAGGTAGAATTTGGAGATCGTGGAATTCTCGATATTATTCCAAACGATTCAACTACGTTTACAGACGAAAATACCGGGTTAACCATTTCCGGTGAGCAGGTCCACGCGATTATGGCTATATTAAATGGATTAATTGATAGCTTCGACAGTAACGATGGCTTTAATAGAAAATTGATTTCTCGCATAGGCAGTCCAGCTAAATTAGTTAGCGCGTCTGAACCCGTAACGCCGCCGCAGGGGTAATTTTATGGCAGAGATACTAAATACACAGAGAGTATGCGATGGAATAGACTTACGGGTCAAGCTTGATGACAATTCTATTGTCACCTGGCATCTGCACGCAAAAGACTTAACACAAGAGCAGATTGAAGATCGCGTTAGGCGTATTGAGATTAACTATGAGCTTTCTAGGCTTCAAGGATAAGTAAACATGGCCACTTGGACTTCGCAACAGACTGGCACTGGTAACTGGAGCAGGCCTAGCAACGAGACTGATAGTCCCTGGTATGACGCAGGCGCTCAGGCAGCATTGTCAAGTTATCCAGGAGCATTAGGAGAAGCTGGGGATGTTATCGTTACCGTAGCTGTTGGTCACACGCTCACTTTTGACGTTTCAAACGATGTCGGTTTCAAGACTCTAACGGTCAATGGTGTGCTTAATGCTAAGACCGATGGAACTATCCTGCTCTCGATGACAGGAACAGTCAACCACATCATCACTGGCTCAGGGACGATTAACTTTGGCACGTCTGCCGAGGTGCCTGTTGCTGAGCCGTACTCCGCAAAGATTGATCTAGGTGCAGCCAGCCGGATTGTCGGAACCAGTGGCCTCAAGGGCAACTTCTACGCCGACCTGCCGACGAATCTGTATTGCAAAACAACGGCAGGGTATGGCGTTGGGGTATCGACTCTCGCGGTGGATACCGACTTAACAGACCCAGGAAACATTGCCCAGTGGATAGCAGGCAGAGCCCTGGTAATCGCCAATGTCAACAGAGGCGAGTCCGTACATCGTGCTGGCAGTAACCCGAGAACCATTGCATCGGTTGCTGGCGAGTATCACAACGGCACAGATCCGATACCAGCGTGGGCGGCAGAAACCGTCACTGACATTGATGACATCATTCGGCCAACAACAAGTACCGGATACCTCTACAAGTGCATTGCCAGAGAGGGGGATAATGAAACAGGAACAGAAGAGCCTACCGATTGGCCAACTACTGTAGGGTTGACCCAGGTTGATGGCGACATAACCTGGGAGTGCATCGCCATCACTAAGGCGATTACGCTGAACAGGGGCTTGGCAAGCGCAATCATCGAAGGTGCGATCATCAATTTGACCCAGCTAAATGTCGAGATTCTAACAAGCTGCGCCAACAAAAGCTTACTAACTGTTTTGGATGATTGCTCAGATTGGAACTTTCGGGCAGCTTTACGAAACACAACGAATCGCGGCGGGTACGGGTTTTGCTTTGGAAGCAATAATGCCATCTACGGCCCAATTTCGTGTTTGAGATATGGTCTCCGTATTTATAGATCTACAGTGGATGGCACGATAAGTGGATGCACGGCTGGCTGTGGGAGGTTTGGTTCGGCTGCGATTGGCAGCATGATTTCGGGTTGCACATATGGAGTGTACGAATTTGATGGTTTTGTAAATAGCATAATTACCGGGTGTGGTAGTGCAGTCAATACCGCGCGCGGCATCCTTATGGGTCTTTACGTGGGCAACGAGTATGGCATAAACGCGGGAACAGAACAATGCATAATCGGAGCAGAGATCAGAGGAAACACCAATGGCATAAACGCAGCGACAAATCTGGTGCTGACTGACTCGTGTGTTCTCAAAGATAACACTAATTACGATATTAATTCTTGTTATGAGGTTGATGGGACAGGAGCTTCGCTGCAATCGGGTAATCAGGTGGTGGGTTACTCGTTCGGAATACCGGTATACATCTCTCCTCACGTCATTATCCGTGACCCTAGAAATCCAGCAGGAGCGATTCTTCGCGGAAGAATTATGGCCTGGGTCAACGGCGGCTACACCAAGAGCGTCGAATCAGCAGATTTCCCAGTAGGCATGACCCCGACCCCAGTGAGTATGGATTATGCTCACCTATCTATTTGTGAATTCGCAAGCGTGTTGAATTGGGTAACGGTACCAGTTTTCGCTAGAGCTAACGTACAACTAAAAATAACTGTTTATGTTTATATACCTGCCGCATTGCCTAGTGATTTCGATATACCTCCTACCATTGAATTGCTCGATCCGGGTAAGGAGTATAGCGATCCTGCCGCTGTTTTAGATTCAGACGTTGTTGTAGAAGGTTCTGATGTAGATGGCTGGTATACATTACAAGTTTCATATACTCCTACTTACGACGGACAGTTTACGTTTAGGGTGAAGGCTCAGGAGGCCAGTGATGCTTTTTATTGGTTCCCAGTGTATGAAGGTGCTTCGGTTCCTACATTGCCTGATATAGCGGATGTAAGAGACGGTGAGAGTTATGGATATCCAGAAACACCTTTAGAAGGGACATTGGATTTACCGGCTGAATCCGACGTTAAAAAAGATATAAAGTTTGATAATGAAACAAAAACAGGCGTTTATGATCCAATAACTGGTAATTTTACAGATCCAGGTAAAGAAAATGTTTTAATTTATAACAATTATATATTTGATGGAGTTGAGCAGGTAGCAGAATTTGATGAAGCAGCACGTAATACTGACCCAGGCAACACTAATGTAAGATTTGATGTAGTTTATAAAACTTTAAATGAGGATAAAGTTGGTGCAGTAATTATTCCGAATGAGGAAGACGTAAGAGAAGGAGTTAGTGTTGATTTTTCTGGTGTCGGTATATTGGATTTACCGGCTGAATCCGACGTTAAAAAAGATATAAAGTTTGATAATGAAACAAAAACAGGCGTTTATGATCCAATAACTGGTAATTTTACAGATCCAGGTAAAGAAAATGTTTTAATTTCTAACAATTATATATTTGATGGAGTTGAGCAGGTAGCAGAATTTGATGAAGCAGCACGTAATACTGACCCAGGTGAAGTTAATGTGAGAGCTGATGTAGAATATAAAATTTTAAATGAAACTAAAACTGGTACTCTTGAAGTCGGCACTGGCACGATAATCGTTTCTGCTGTTAATAAAGGAATGCAGACTTAAATGACTGAGATAACTAAAAATAGCGAAGTTAATTTTTTCGTGCAGATGATTAATTCGTCTGGCGCTAGTTTATCTGATTTGGATTTAACTGTGCAAATAGTTAAGTCGAATCAGTCGGCGTATGCTGATATTGCTGGAGATTGGGTTGAAGTAGGTAACGGCACATATCGTGTTTCTCTAAATAGCGTAGATACAGATACACTAGGCCCTAGCATGGTTAAGATTACTGCCGATGGCGCAGTAGATCAGTTTGTGCCTATTGAGGTCATAAAATACAGAGAAGAAATTACAGCAACTGGCGCTGATGTTGAATCTGTTTTAACAAAGGTGCAGTTACTTGTCGATAATCAACTGCCTGATGACGAAGAATTAGCTCCTCCTACGCCTGAATCTGTTTTAGATAGGTTAAAAGAGATAATCAATGGGCCTAAATCTGTTGATAGCGACGGCGTTAAAGTTGAGAATCATAGTATAAAAGATATTTTAGACGCCGAAAAAGTGCTGAGCGATAAAACTAAAAAGATTAAATTTTATTCAGTTAAGAGTAATTATTAAACGAGTAAGTTATGCACGAAAATAAAACAGCAGCGCCAAATATAGTCGTAAAAGATAAATCGTTTAAACAGCACGATGCTAAATTCGATGCGCTTGGGCCTAATAGTAGTTTACAGTCGCACTGGCTAAATGCTGATGCTTTAAATCCAATTGAAATGGCTGCTCCTGCCATACGAAAAAAGGCTAGAGAGCGCTGCCGTCTTGAATTTAATAATAGTCCATATTGTTCAGGTATTGTGACTACCTTGGCGGCTGACACAATTTCTACTGGCCCTGTTTTACAGTTGTCGAGTGGAGATGATAATTTAGATAATAAGGTTGAAAAAGATTTTGATGCTTGGTCACGTAAAATAAATCTGCCGGCCAAACTACGTTTGATGCGGCAGGCTAAATGTGTGGATGGGGAAATATTCGGAATTATTGTAGCTGATAAACGCGATACCAGTGCATCAATCGATCTCATGCTTGTAGAGACTGAAAATGTTTGCAGTCCATTAGTGCAGTTATATGACTTATATGATGGTATTGACGTTGATGACTACGGTCGACCTACGAGTTATAATATAAAAATATCTGGCGATGTATTTAATAAGGCAGATTATAAAATAGTGCCTGCTCATCAAGTATTGCATTATGCAAATATTATAAGGCCTGGGCAAGTTCGAGGTCTGCCTGAATTTTTACCGGCGTTAAATTTATTCGCCTGTTTACGCAGATATACTAAGGCTGTTTTAACTACTGCAGAAAAAGCTGCAAATATTACTTATACAATAGAAGCGAATAATACCGAAGATCCGTTTGATCTATCAAATATGCCGGGCGCTTCTGATGGTAATTTAGAGTTCGAGTTGAGCCAGGATCCTAATATGGCTGCGGTAGTACCTCAAGGTTGGTCGTTAAAAGGATTAAAACCTGAACAACCTACTTCAACGCATTCTGACTTCGTAAAAACAATAGTTGCCGAGTTAGCGCGATGCCTAAATGTTCCTTATAATGTCGCAGCTTTAGACAATAGTGGTCACAGTTGGGCTACTTCAAGAGCAGATGTTGAGGCATATTATCGCAGCGTTGAGTGCGAGCGTAATTTATTGGAATCGGCCGCTTTAAATAAACTGTTTGCTTCTTGGCTGTCTTTTTATGTTATAGAGAATAACTTAAGGAATTATAATCCATCGGTGTCCTTCAATTATCCCGGCCGTGTTCATCTTGATCCGCAAAAAGAAGCACGCGCGGCCGAAGTTTTATTATCGATTAATGCTATTACGCTGTCAGAATTATATTCTAAGCGCGGCAAAGATTGGCAAATTGAGCTACAACAGCGAGCAAAAGAAAAAGAATTGATGCATAAATTGGGTTTAACCGAGCAAGATTTAAAAGTAGATGACCTTGACGACAAAATAGATGACAAGTTGGATGAGTTGGAATAAGTTTGTACGTTTTTAAAAAAATCTTTCAAAAATGAAAAGATTTCTCTTGACAAATCGATCGAAGTATGGTATAATGCGCAAAGCTAAAAAGGAGTTATAACTAATATGGAAAATAAAATTTTTACTGCCAGTATTTTAGATATAGAGATCGCCGAGGTTAAAGATGGTGAAAAACCGACATTTAAAATGCTGGGCTATTCAGGCGGTATATATAACGACCGCGACCTCATTCTTGACGTATCTAAAATGAAGATTCGTAAAAATTTGCCCATTTTACTGGCGCATGACCATGAAAAGATAGTTGGCATGGCCACTAAAATAGATAAAACTTCGGAAGGCGAGATTATCATTGATGGTATTTTTACTGGTGATACATCCGATAAGTCGTCTCCGGCTGGTCAAGTAGTGTCACATGCGAAAAATGGATTTAAATGGTCGGCGTCGATAAGCTGGTTAATGCGTGAAGCCGAGTATATAGATGAAAAAGTGACTAGAATTGTAAATGGGCGCGAAATTAAAGGGCCTGTTTATGTTAGCGGTAAAACGGAATTATTAGAATGTTCGTTTGTAAGCGTGGCTGCCGACAATAAAACTGCGGGCAATCAATTTATTAATGCTGAAATTAAAAAGGAATTAAAAATGGAAAAAGAAATTGAGAAGACTGAAACTGTGAGTGCAAGTGTTGTCGAGACTATTGAACCTGCTATCGATAATGATATCAAGGAGCAGAAGGCTCGGACGGCGGCTGAGCTCCGTCGTCAGGCAAATATTATGAAGGCTGCCGGCGACCATAAGAATATTGCCGCCGATGCAATTGAGCAGGGCTGGACGATTGATAAGGTGGAGCTGGAAGTTATGAAGGCGTCTCTGCCTAGTATTTCTGTTAAGAGCTCTGCTCCGGCTGTCGAGTCCGATAAGGTGCTGGTTGCCGCGATGCTGAAGACCGCTGGCGCCGACATGAATAAATTGGCAAAAGATCGTCAGTTCGGCGAGCAGGTCGTCGATCGTGCTGACAGCCTCGGCACCATGACTCTGCACGGTTTGATGGCTTATTGTTTGGCGTCTATTGGCGAAGATGCGCCACGCGACGGCAAAGCGCTGCTGGCCAAGTGCGTGCAGCACCAGGCCTCGTTTAGTTCGACGCAGCTGCCGGGTATTCTCGGCGCAGTAGCTAATAAGTTGATGATTGATGCTTTTATGAGCGTTAACACGACTTATAATATTCTCGCTCAGCAGGCCGATTTTAACAACTTCTACACGCGTAATATGTACCGGCTGGATAATAGCGGCACCTTCCAAAAGGTCGAATCTGATGGCGAATTAAAGCATGGCGTGCTGGTGCAGGATGCTTATACTAATAAGCTTGAAACTTACGGGCAGATTATTGGTCTGACTCGACAGCAGTTGATCAACGACGAGTTGGATGCGTTTTCGCAGCTGGTTCGTATGCTTGGGCGCAAATCGGCTGTGGCCGTTGAGCGCGCGTTGTACGGTGAAGTTTGCGAGGCTGGCGACACCTTCTATACTGATGGTCGCGGAAACCGCCTTACGACCTGTGCGTTGAGTATCGAAGGTCTCGCTCGCGCTGAGGCTGCATTGGCCGCCCAGGTCGACCAGGCCGGCGATCCTATTTATGCTACTCCTAAATATCTGGTTGTGCCGCCGGCTTTGAAGTCGCTTGCGGATCAGATTTATACCTCGACTAACGTGGTTGTGACTGATCTTGGCGGTACTGCTGCTAAGCGAACGACTGGCGTGTCGAATCCATATGTTGGGCGTTTCGAGGTTGTGACTAGTCCTTATCTGGCACTGGCAACGGTTAACGGCTCTAGCTCTACGACTTGGTACTTGGTTGCCGATCCTATGAGCGTTCCGGCGTTCCAGGTTGCCTATCTTAACGGTAATCGCACTCCGGTTATTGAGACTGCCGATACCGAGTTCAATACGCTTGGTATGCAGACCCGCGCGTACTTCGATTTTGGTTGCGCCCAGGTCGATTATCGCGGCGCCGTGAAATGCACTGCCTAAACAATATTGTTCTGTCAACCGCCGCTATATGTAAAAATGTAGCGGCGGTTGACGGGCTTCTATATAAGAGGATAAAATGCAAGCTATTAAAGTAAATGACGGAAAATCTTTTCAATACGATAATGATGGCGGGGCAATCGCTGCTGGTGATGTTGTAGCCGTAGGCCCTATAGCCGGTATTGCTATGCAGAATATAGCTGCCGCGAGTACTGGCGAAGTGGCTATGCGCGGTATTTTTGATATAGTTAAAGAGGCTGCTGTTGAAGTTAGCACTGGAGCGATTGTTTATTGGCACGCGGCTGGCCATGCTAACGTTACCGAGATGGGTAGCGCCTGTATCGCCGGACTAGCTGTTAAGGACGCTGCTGGCGCCGATGCTACTGTTCGAGTTATACTTGTGTCGTTGTAATTAGGAGTTTATTATGGACGCAATTAAAGTAAATGATGGTTCGGCAGTTTCGTATCACAACGATAGCGGTAGCAACATAGAGTGCGGCGATATTGTTGTACTAGCAAATGCTGTTGGCGTTGTGGCGCAGCAGTGTATTGCGGATGGCGAAGATGGCACTGTTTTATTTAGCGGATGCTTCGATGTGGTTAAAGAGCCAACCGTCGCTATAACTTTTGGTGCTATAGTATACTGGGATGCAGTAAATAAAGAGGCCGATATAGACAGCGGTAATAGCGTTGTTTTAGGTATTTGTGTTAAAAGAGCCCTCGACAGCGATGAGCGTGTTAGAGTTTGGCGATAAATAAAAGGAGATAATAATGGTTGCTAAAAGAGTGCAGGAAGGTAAGGCTATTAATTTTACGAATACCACTGGTGCCGATATTGCTGGCGGCAGCGTTATTCGTATTAATAACTTACTCGGTGTTGTACAGTTGCCTTGTTTAAACGGCCGTGCTGGTGTGATTCATATTCAGGGCGTTTTTGCTGTGGACAAAGGTAGTACTGAATTTAATTTAGGTGATTATGTTTATTGGAATCCCGAATTGAATCAGGCGACCGATGAGGATTCAGGGCTTTATCTGCTCGGCATCTGTGTTAAAGATGCTGCGTCAGGCGATAGTTCTGTGGATACTCTTATTGGTTAATTTGATTTTAGCCGAGGTTTAAAATGGGCAATTTAATTCGGGATGGCGAGCGCTGGCTACACAACGAACGTAATAAATTATTCTCGGCTGTAATTGAATACGTTCGAGGCCAGGGCTCGTGCAGCATTCGCAGCACACCGTCTAGAACAGTTTTTAGGTTTGTTGATCTTGGCGGTAATAGTTTAAGAGAGGTGACTAGAGATTATTTAGTCGATGCTGCTGATTTAAAAATAAACGGCGTGTTAATAGAGCCGCAGCGTGGCGATTATATTATTGAGACATTAAAAGGCCAAAAAATAAGGCATGACGTCTTAGCGCCGAATAATGAGCCTGACTGGCGATGGTCCGATAGGTATCAAAGAATTTATCGCATACATACTAAGGAACTTGGCCAGATTGTACAGGAATAATTATTAGTATATTTCTTTTATGGGGCTTTAATGGGCGAAAAATTAAAAGCATTAACAGGTGACACGCTTATTCCGATAGGCTTAGCTGTTGGAGCTTTAATAACGATGGCCGGGTTAGCATATTCGGCTGGAGTTACGAAGACTGCGCTGGCCGTCGATGTTGAGCTGCTAAAATCGCACGTGCAAAAGCAAGAAGTTAGAATTGACGACATTTGTAAAACTTTTAATGAAATGAAAATTACGTTGACAGAGATAAATGGTAGGCTTGGAAACATTGAGAAGAAAATAGGTAACTAATGCACTTAAGTTTATGTAGTGAAATTCGAGATATACTGCACGCGAATAAAGGGCAGTTTGCTATTCCGTTTGATTACCAAGCTGCCGCTGCCGTTCGTGTGACTAGAAAAGAATTGTTTAATTCGCCGATGTGCTTTATCAGGCCTTTTAGTCAATCTACCAATCGCATAACTAGGTCGCATGTTCTAACCGACTATGAGATTTATTTACAGTTTGCTCAAACGCATGTTACTGATGAGGCGTTATGGGTTGACTGCATTGAAAATATAAGAGATTTTTTAGTTAACTATGCAGATAAAATTCTGTTAAATTACAGAATTTTCGATATAAAAGTTGAGCCTGTTTTTAGCGAGGTGCTGTTATCGCAGAATGCTGTTATGGCATCTGGCATACTTTTAACAGTTAAACAGGTTGGAATTTAGGTTTAAATATTAGTAGTTTAAATTTAGGAGATACAAAATGAGTACTAATTTCGTACTGGGTATGGATGCAAAATTGTATATTGGCGATCCCGGGTCCACCGCCGCGACCGAGATGTCCAACGTTCGCGATGTTACGTTGAATTTAGAAGTCGCAAGCGCTGACGTGACTACGCGCGGCGATGGGGGGTGGCGAGTTAACGTGCCTACTCTCCGCGACGCATCTTTAACTTTCCAAATGGTTTGGGATCCGGAAGACGCTAATTTTGTTAAGGTTCGTAACGCCTATCTGCCTGGTACTGACACCGACGCAGTCGCGTTTTTAGTGCTGGATAAAGAGGGTGGCCAAGGTTTTGACGCAGATTTTATGATTGAGAGTTTTACCAGAAACGAAGAGCTTGAAAATGCAGTGATGGCCGATGTTACTGCCCGGCCGGCTCGGTCTACTAGGGCGCCGAGTTGGTATGGAGTGTAATTAGTTATTGATTTAAATTTTACTCGAAGGAGATAAAAATGGCAGTAACGCGTAATGTAATTCAGAATGTGAGTATTGGCGGCGTCAGCATAAATTCTGCAACGCCTAAGACTGGCGCTGGCGAAATTAGCCATACAGTGGTTTTGGCCGGAGCTAAAGCTGGCGCTCGAACGGCAGTTGACTGGCAGATCGATTTTGGTGCTGGGCATGGTTTTACGGCTGCCGATGTTGTGGATATTTATTGGGCGGGCGGCAAGCGAACCGGTGTTGTAGTAGACTCGTTGAGCGGCGATGGCGATAAGCTCGTAACGTTTGAGGACAGCGGTTACGGCGATGCGCTGCCGGCCAACGGAACTGCGGTGACAGCTCAGACGGTTACCGAAATAAACACGGATTTCGAGGCTGATCTGGCCAAGATAATTGTCGTACATTCAAGCCAGCGATCAAACGTCGATGTTTATACAGAGGTTGGTTCGCTTGGCAGTAAGCCTGAGTTGAGCGTTGAGCTTGTGCAGAATCAGGCTTTTATTTGGATTGAAGGCGCTAGCGATAATCCACTCGACGGCGTGACGGTTGGTAAAATGACTGTTTCGACGGCATCGACTAGCGGAGCATTGGTTAAGATTGGCGTGCTTTACGATAGTGCTGGTTAATATATTATTTTATAAAAGCCGAGGTATAAAATGAAGTTTACTGATAAGGAAAATAGGCTCTGGTCGTGCGACATTAATATGTCTGTAATCCGTAGAGTTAAAAATGATACGGGTAAAAACTTATTGACCTTTATCGATCAGATCGAAGAAGTTGAAAAGGATCCGTTGCTTGTTATCGATCTGCTGGTTGCGTTATACCGCGATGAATTTACGAGGCGCGGTATAACTGAGGATGAATTCGTTAATGCTATTGAGGGCGATGTTTTTGAGCAGGCATTAAATAGTCTTATTGACAGCCTGGTTGAGTTCCTGCCAGAAAACAAAAAAAAAGTATTAGCGAAAGCGATCGGAAGTTTGAGGAAGCAGCAAGACAGGCAACTGCAAGAGCTAGAAAAGCAGCTGGACAAGGAGATATTGGAGCAGGAGAAACAAGAGTCGACTGGGACGAATACTTAAACAATATCTATATTCAGTGCGGTATTTTAGGAGTATGTCCTGACAGTTTAACTGCTAGAATTATAGACACAATGTTTAATGCTAAGCAGATTGATGAGTGGCAAAAGGTCGCGTTAATTGCTTATCATGTGGTGCTATCCCAGTGCGATAAAAAATCTGCTAAAAAAATAAAATATGAAGATTTTATTCCAAAGCAGTATCGCGCTAAACCTGTTAGAGGAGAAACTAATAATTCTGGCAGATTAACATTTGGAGAATTCTTGAGCGGATACGGCAGCGACAATTTACCTAAAATTTAATTAGTGTAAATTGTCGCTGATTTTTTAGGATACCAAATCATGCGATTAAAAATGCGTAAATTCTTTTTCGACAGTCCTAAAGTGTTACGGGCTGTTGATCGTGCTACGCGGCGGGTACTTATGCGGGCCGGGGCCAGCGTAAGGTTGACCGCCAGAAATAAATTACGTCCTGCTCGTAGGTTAAAAGAGGACGAGATGACTGATGAGCAGCTAAAAATAAAAAGAATTGCTGAGTTTAATAATAGAACGTTTATGCCACTTAAGGCCAGTGACCCAGGCGAGCCCCCGCGTGTTCGGCCCGCCAGCCCGTTAAAACGATTATTGTTTTTTGCATATGATTTTGTTAAAAAAACAGTTGTGGTTGGTCCGGCTAAATTCGACGCTAAAACGCAAAATGAGTTAGACGTATTAGAATACGGCGGGTATTCTAAAAATTTAAATAAGTATGTAGACGCTCGGCCGTTTATGGTACCTAGTTTAACTGAGCGACAAAAAGAAATTGCTAATATGTGGCGGAATTCAATAAGGTAAATAATTATGGCAAACGCAAAAGGAATACGTGCAGGTAGGGCATTCGTTGAAATAAGTCTGGATACTAAACAGCTTATTCGCGGTATTAGTGCTGTAAAAACTCAGTTTGTTGCACTGGGGGCTTCTATGCGACAGATGAGTTACAGGTTTATAGCCGCTGGGACAGTTTCGGCTTTGGTATTAAGACGAATTACTAATTCGTTTCTAGAGACAACTGATCAGATAGATAAATTATCAATACGAATTGGCGCGAGTACTGACGAACTACAAGAATTAGGGTTTGCAGCTGATAAGGCTGGAACCGACATGGAAACTATAGCCGACGCTAGCGTCTATTTAAATGCCGCTTTAGTACGTAATTCGAAAGCGTTTAATAAATTGGGCATCAGTGTTAAACAGCTGATGGCTATGAAACCAGGCGAACAGTTCGAGTATTTATCGAACCAGGTAAAAGGATTATCTACTCCTCGTGCGCTTGCGGTTTTAACTACTGCGTTTGGTCGTGGTAGGGCCGGGGAATTGATGCCGTTTATGCAGAGCGATATAGCTGGTGAAAGAGCTAGGGCTGCTAACCTTGGTGGTGTAATTCCTGCAGAAACGGTAAGGGCTGGGTTTCAATTACAAGATATTTTAACTGAACTAAAATGGAGTTTTAGAGGATTAGCCGCAGTTGCTGGTCAAGAGTTAACGCCGTTTATTCGGAATTTAACTGCTAATATAGGTGCGGGAGCAAATAGAATAGCCGAATGGATAAAAAACAATAAAACTTTAATTGGTAAAATAGCAATTATAGGCGTTACACTGGCTGGCCTGTCAGTTGTACTTGGTGCAATTGGTTTGTCATTATTGGCGTTTCAAATAGCTATAGGTTCGGTTGTATCTGCCGTTGCTGTTGCGGCTAAATTAGTATTTGGGTTTGCTGCTGCGATAGTTACTCTGGGCACTGGTTTAATTAAATTTGGAATATCTGCTGTTCTTGTGAGTGTAAAATTCGCGTTTACTAAATTGTTTGGAGTGCTGGCAGCTATTACGTCAGGATTTTTAGCACTGACAACTACAATATGGGCCACGGCCCGTGCTGCACTCAGTTTCGGTGCTGTAATAAAAACACAGCTTACTGCAGCGATGTACACCGGCTCGTGGGCGGTGCGTTCCGGCGTTAGCGCAATAAAGATGATCGGCGCAGCAATTAAGACAGATTTAACGCCTTCTTTCATTAGGCTAGGCACCGTAATTCGAAGGTTTGCGAGTAAAAAGTATGCGGCAGCGGTTGATAAGTTATTTGCAGCGCCGGCTAGAGCGCGTGCTCATCTCGAAGCAGGCGGTATGCTGGTTAAGGCAATTGGGTATAAGGCGGATCAAAAAAGTTTAGAACGTCTAACGGCGCAGTATGTTGCTAGAACAGGTGGCATTGGCGCTCATACAACAACAGCAGGCGGTAAAACCGTTGCGCAGGGCATTCTACGAAGCTCTATTATGTTACAGCGTAGGCAAACTCGACTGGCTAACGTTTACGCGGCGCTGACTAGAAAGTACAGAGCATTAGACAAAAGCCTAGGCGGGTCGATGTATGTACTATATGGGCGATCAATAAAAACAATTACAGCTAGAACCAGTAAAGGCATTCTAGGTCATCTCGGACTAGTAAATCCTAAATTTAGCCGGGCAAAAAAGGTTGCTACGTCACCTGCCTTTTCGGCATTTCGCGCTACATGGATGGCCGGTCTTAAATCATCCGGCCGCCAATTTAAAGTAGCGTTTAAAACGTTAGCAACGGTCCCAGCAGCAGCGCTAAAAGGTTTAGTCGGTTTTTTACGCGCAATTTTTAAAATTCCGCTGGTTAGGTTTTTTGGCAGAATTTTAAACTTCGTAATGTGGATTGAGTTAGGTTTACTTGCCTGGAATACTGCAGTACGCGACATCAGTGGCAATAAAATAGTCAAGCCGTTTGAGTATATTTTAAAAACAGTTAAAACTGTTGGAAGCGAACTAGTTAGTATATTCGCTGCTATTGGCAGAAATGTGCTTGCTATTGTTAAACCGCTTAAAGGAATTTTTACTGGATTTAAAGCTATCGGTACTGGCATTGGCGATGCGCTTGAGATGTTGCGACGTGGAGATATTGAGTCGTCTCTTGAATTGTTAGTTTTAGGTTTCAAGCAGGGCTACGCAGATATCAGCCATGCTATTAAGTTAACTGTCGAAGAGAGTACGTCAAGATTTAAAACTTTAATTGCTACAGTTGGAGACAGTTTCCAACTTTTATCGCTAGACGTTTATGCTTGGTTTAGCACTACCTGGGAAAGAATTCAGTCGGCATTTTTTGTTATGGTAGAGAACTTAAAGCGAGGAATTGTTCCTTCTTTGACCAAAATAGTAGACGATATGCGACGCGGTATAGCAGGCAGCGTCGGTTTAGCAGGCAGCGCCGGTTTAACGGGCGCAACGGCCGTCGCGGGGGGCGCGAGAGGCCTATTGCCGCCTAAAGGAAAGCTTGGCGGCGGCTATCTCTTTAACGGTAACGTAATCGCTAACTTAACTGATCTTTTAATTAAAGCCCACGACGTTCCAGTCCTCGGCTGGTTTACTAGAAAGTTTTGGGGAGCCGAGGATCCAACGATTGGGCGAGGCTCTGAGCATGCCAAAAACGTCACTACAGGCGACATACGTAAGCTTTTATGGAGCAGCGACAGAAGCCAACGGCCTGACCGTAAATCAAATGAAATTCAAAGGACTAATGCTGAAAGAGAAGCAAAAGCACAGGCCGAGCTTAGTCGAGAGCAGAGTGCGGCTAGAGCTGCTATAAAAAATAATATAGATTCAATTAAAGAATTGGCCGAGGCCCAGCGAAATGCCAATATAGCAGCGATGAAGGCTGCGCACGATGCTGAAACGGCAAAACGAGCGGAAGAAAGACAGGCTATTATAGACCGCGATAGAGGCGCCGCAGAAAGAGGCGCCGCAGAAAGAGGCGCCGCAGAAAGAGATTTATTAGCGAGGGCTGGAGCAGCTGTTGACGATATTCGTAGGCGTCAGCACAGTACTGCCGGCTCATTCTTTGGCGGGGCTGCTGCTAGACAATTTGGTGCTGGTAATGTTATTGAAACAGAACTACGTAAGCAGTCTGATTATTTACAAAAAGTAAGAGATTATTTAAAAGAGATAAGCGCACAAAACCGCGGCTGGATTCCGGTTGGTGCTGCTGGACTTCCGGAGTAATATATGTCAATAGAGCATCTGTTTGATAGTGACAGAGTTTCAACCGGCGAAAATCCGTCTGCAATTTTTAGGTACAGAATTTTTGATGTAGATAATTATTCGCAGGCATTAGTTGAATTGGCAAATGAATCTGCTACACATATTGATGTATACGCGAATACAGAAATGGCAGGCAGCGGTTGGCTAGCTAGGTCAGGATTAAATATTGTAGAGCCATTAGACCTGCGAAGTTGGATTGGCGAGGTATCGTATGGCGCTATTGGCACTGCAATAATTCCAGTATATACATTTGATACGTCGCCGTCTACCATGCATATAACCCGTGGCGTGCGTAACATTTATAGATTAGTGCCGCCAAGAGATAATAAAGGTAAAATAATAGACGGCGACTGGGTTCAAGATGAAAATTATCAAGGTAAACCACAGCCAATAAACTGGTCGAGTGAAGGCGTTGCAGGTTTAGATGTTTATGCGCCTACGTTAACTTGGAGCGAAGTTTATCAAATACCTCCGTGGCAGATAAATAATGCGTATATAAAAACACTTAGAGACTGTTCCGGCAAGGTAAATGATTCAGTATGGCGCACTTATGGTTTACGCGAAGTTATGTTTTTAGGCGCAAGAGGAAGTAAGCTTGAAAATGGTTATTGGCAGATCGAATTCTCATTCGCGTATGAGGAAACTAAAACTGATATTGAAGTTGACGAGAATATAACTATACCAGTTAAACGTGGTTGGGATTATTTATGGGTGCAGCACGAAACTGCACAGCCACTAGATGATGAAGACGAACCTGATCTTGAACTACCAAGCAAACAGGAAATAATTGGCGTTTACGTAGATAAAGTGCATGATAGTTTTAACTTTGGATTTTTAGGGTTACCAGTTTAACATGCGTAATTTAAATTTAAAATCTAAAACAGCATTCGATAAAATAGACAATCCTCCTGATTTTAGTCTAAATAATAATGCTGTTAGAATTATGAATAATACGGGTTCAATTTTACCTAAATATTCAATTGTAGGTATAACTCGTGTTGCTCCTGCCTTTAGAAATTCCGATAATGATTATATTAACTTTTCAGCACTTAACTCACCAGTGTTTATCGCTGAATTTTATGACGCCGAAAAACATTCTCCGCATCAGATAGCAGTTTTAAAAGATAAAATTGATAATAAAAAATGCGGCATTGGATATGTTTCAGGGAGTTGTTGGGCACGTGTTAAATTAAATTCTGTTGAGGATAAGTATTGCAATCCTGTTACTGTTATCGGCGAGGGCGAGCCTGGCGAGCCCGAGCTATCATATCTTGAAACAGCAGCTAACGGCTCTATACCTATAGTTTATATCGAAAAATCAGAAGATGATGAATCAGAATTAGAAACCGGATCCTTTGTGTTCGCGCTGGTTAAACTTGGTGGAGCAGGTGCTGGCATAGGGCTGTATAAAATAGATGTTGCTCGTTTTGACTATTTAGAATGTCGGGCTTTCGTATATGACGAGGATGGCGAAGGAGTGTCAATAGGAGAAACAGTTTATATCGCCAAGCCTTATGAACTGCGAATACTACAACTAGACGGCCAAACAATTAACAACTGGACATATGAAAAAATCATCACAAATTCAGCAATTCGAAATGTAACAATTAATAGCATAAAGCGTAGACAAATACAGTGTCCGCGAGAATATGCTGCTGGCAATTTAATTTATGCTGCCAATGTGCCAACTGGACCGATAAAACACTGGGACTCTGTAAACAGTATTATCGTAGACTTTGAAACATATTTCTCTGAAGAAGATAGAGATGGCAGAAAAATATCTGGCATTGACTTAAATGTCGCTGGCAGACATTTTATGAATTTCGAAGCGAATATGTTTCCAATCGAATTAACGCAGACAGGTGGAGCACAGGGTGCACCGCCAACGTGGACTTATACAGTAAAAGATGCAGTTACCGGATTACAATTAGGTACTGCAGTGAATCCTACCGCTTCGCCACATAGATATGTTCGTCCAGCATATTACATGGACGCGGCTGATTATGGTACAGCTTATTTTAATACATCTGGCACCTTATCAATAATGTGGATAAACGAAAAAGCTCAAACCTTGGTGTGTGAATAATATGGGCAACATCTGGACAATACAAAACGGCAGAATTTTACTATCTAATTCTAAAATTGGCACTAAAGATAGCACCAATTGCTACAACTGCTGCACGCCAAACTGTGAGGAGTGCGAGCTTTGCATAGGCGTAATGCAGTGGGAGGGATTGGGTATTCGACGTACTAATCCGGTTATACCTATGAAATGCCGTTCAGGCGGTTCTGGCACGCCGTTAGTTGATGTATATCTGGAATACGACTTTACGGCACTTGAGCAGCCAATATATTTGACTCGAAAAGATCATTACTCGCTGCCACAGGCGGGGCGAACAAATTTTATTGCTGAGTTCGGGCAGGCTGTATCGAGATCTGCGCTGAGCACGGTTCTGGGCGGCGGCGGCGAAACAGTACTAGGCGCGCTGTTTGGCGATGGATCTGGCTCTGTTTCCAGTTACCGCGCATTTCCAGTTGTAAAAATAACAGCTAAATCAGTAGATGACGATAGCACAGTCAGAACATGGTTCCCTAACACGTTAGCTGCCGTAAGGTTTATCGGCTACGATTATGCTTGGAGATCTAGCGCTTTTTTAAGTATATATGCGGGAGCGGCAGCGTCTAGCGGATATCCTACATATAATATACCTTTATCTGTTGGCAGCATGGGCAATGCAGTCGTTCCGAGTTTATACATCGGCAGCACAGGCGTCGGTATGGGAACCTACCATACGTATTCTTTGGGTGGGGTGACCGATGAAAGAATTTATCCTAACGACAGAAGCTATTTGGACTGCGAAATAGGAGACTACACGCCTAAAAGGTACATGCTTAGCGGCGCAGACAATGGCGAGGAATATTATAATTGCGTTACCTGTACTGACGCTAAAAGAGCAGCCATATTAGATTATTGGCGATGCTACGGCCACGGATATGACTGCGATTACGATGGCTGGGTAGCATATTGGTATTTCGACGATCCGATAGAATTAGACTCTAGCGTAAAATGTAAAGTTTGGCACTGGCTAACAAATGAAGTGCCTACTACGGTCTGCTGTCATGGTAAAAATGAACCGTGTCGCGACTTAAAATGCGAATCCATGTCGATAGCGGAGTGTGCTGAAAAAAATGGCATTGCTGCATTAAGCAGTTGTGAAGATTTTGAATTCGGCAGCGAGGTGGTAGCCGATTTTGAAGATGCTAATTTCGTAGTTGATGATAAAACGATTGTTGAGACTGGGGCGTTTACAAATTACGTATTTAGATCTGGCGATACAATACAAATTACCGGCGGCACTAATATAGTGACAGGCACCTACGAAATTGAAGAGAAAATAGACAACGATAAAATAAAACTTTATGATAATATTTTATACGAGCAGGCAGAATACCCGTTCTCTGGCGGTATGTGGCTTGAAGCGTGGAAACAGCTTGTCGGCGCCTCTAACCCGTTCGCGGAATACAGCTACAAAGCTGGCGATACCTGCGTTATCGACAGTGGCACAAACGTAACACCTGGAACGTATGATGTTGCTGCTCGGCTCGACCCTGGTACGATCGAATTGGTCCAGAGTATCGGATCAGATAACTTTGTTGGCGACATCGTAGGCAGCGCGCTACAATGGCAAGACGTGAACGACAACTCTATCGCAGGCTCAATAACGCAGACATCTAAATGTGAAGGCAATTGTGATGACGGACCAACTGAAATAGAATTTGACCGCGTATCAATTAGTAATATAGATGGCAGCGGCGTCACTAATTCGCTAGTGACAGTTGAAGAACAGGCCGCGTGCGTAGACCCAGACATTCCAGAATGCGGTGAAGGAGTTTGGTGCGTAAAACGAAAGGCGTTTTTAAATACTTTTCATATCGACGAAAGCGCGGTAAATGCAGATAAATTCATGGCTACTACTACTTATGAAGAATATGTAGGAACCGATCATCCAGACGACGAATGTATTTGCGAGGATACCGTTGAATTCGACGATGAATGGGTAGACATTAACTATGAAATAATACCTACGATTTCAGTTAATTATCTAAAATGCGAGGTAAGTTGGAAACTCGAATTTATTTCGAAATATACACATGAAAGCGCAACCGTTAGTATTCTGTTAAAAACAATCGATGGCATCGTCAGCGTTGCTAAATTAGTCGCGGATGAAGGCGTTATCGACGTAGGCACGGTAACATTGCCTATTTTACCTTCTTCGAGCAATGCGTATATCGACGCGCCTTGGCACTATTCTAAATTAATTGATGGTTTGCCGGCTGAAGAAGAGTGCTATCGCAGTGAGGCTACTACGCCGCTTCAAGAATTTAGTTTGGACTTACTAATCAATTTTGATTTAACGCCTGTGACTTGCGAGGATGAGGAGTAAACATGATAATTATACCAATTGATGAATCAATAGAATCCGAATTAAATGCTCGTGGCATATCGTACCGAAAGATATTGAATTATTTTATTGTAAATGATGACGTTAAGTTTTCTGGCAGAATGATAGCGATTACTGGCGCAGATGATTTTTCTGCCGCCAAAATAAAAAGAATTATTAATGTATTAAACGCGCCGAATGTTGTTCAGCAGCGCGTAACAATTGAGAAGAAAGAAAAGCCTAAAATAGAAGAGCAGTTAAAGCAGTCGAAACGAAATATAAAACAAGCTGCAAAACCTACTATTATGCAATTCATTCGTAATATGGTAAACCCGCGGCAAGTTTATAGATATTTGAGGACTAAATTGTCAAAAGATACGGAAGCGTCGATTGCATTAAACAGGCTTGAAAAATGTGCGCAATGTGAATTTTTAGAAGTTCGCGAGGCTAAATTATATTGCGGTTCGTGCGGCTGCGGGGCTTCAAAAAGAGCTGCGCTTACAGAAAAAGTCGTAAAAAACGGCGCAAAATGCCCAAGAGGTTACTGGAATTAGAGAACTGTGAAAAAATAATTGTACAGCTCGCCTGCCATGTGTAGAAGGAGTTCCAACGCCGTCCAAATTACTGGGCGGCGTTTGACGTTATAATTATTTCTGATCGATTGACACTCTACAGGGATTAAAATCCCGTAGCTTTCTCGACTCTTTCTGTAAGCCATTTTTTACCTTTAGGATGCTTACCAAATTCTTCTAAGGATTTCTCAATTAAACACTTTGTACATTTTTTAGTCATTTAAATCTCTAAATTGTTGCTCAAGTTCACTGACGATTTCAATATCTTGTCCTTTCCAGCTATCGGGTGTCCCATTTCTCGTCTTAAACTGTTCCTCGCGTTCTAGCTTTCGTGCATTTAACGACTTCATTTTAACTCTGCCCGACTTTTCAAGTTTACGCATATTGTCGAATTCGCATAATTCAACCGCATTTAAAATAGCCTCTTCGTTTTTAGTAATTCCGATCCAATTGATTAGTCTGCGCATAAAAGCGGCGGTGTTCGCATGCATGTCTTCGTACGTCACGTGAATATAATCTTCGTAATTCGCGATGTTATTCAATATTTTATTGTTGAATTCTCGAATAACATTTAGCCAGCCAGACTCGGAGTGCAAGTATTCTAATAGCGTGCCTTCGAATATATGCTCGCGGTTTGTTTTTTGATATTACGCACTGTTCAATTTTCTGCTTTTTATTAGTAGCTTTCGTAGCATCGTTATCCTGATTTTTTAAGAAGTTTTCCATCTCTTTGTAGTCTTCGGAAGTCGGATTGAATTTAATCATTATATTTTCTTAATGCATTTTTTTCTCCTTTTATTTTTAGTAGCGCCGTGACAATTTTTACATATGCTTAGCCAGCAGTTAGGATACTCGCGATCTTCGACAATGCCTTCAAGCGGCACCAACTTATTGCAACATTTACAAAGTACTGCGCAATTTTTAACATTTTTTATTAAAGCAGCATTTTTCATTTTAATCTCCGTTATTTGAAGTGTTCTAATTATTCAAAATGTTCTAAAATAGTCTCGACCTTTTCGTTGAGCTCATACATTAGCTCGACTAAATCTGATTCGGCAATATATTCAAAGCCTAACTTATTCGCCTGCGCAATCAGTTCGTCAGCGCTTTCCGATAAATCCAGCTGATCGCCAACTAGCGGATAATCTACGTTTCGCTCAAAAATTAATCGCATTTTTATTATCCTTTTAATTTGAATTCAATACCAGGACTAATAATGTCGTAGTCCCAATCTTCCTCAACCTTTTTTATTCTAGTGAAAAAAGATCTTGTTACAATAGACTTTCCTGTGCTATACATATTTATTCTTGCCAAAGCCTTTGTCTTACTTATTTTATATAACAACCTGACAATAATTTTTTCGTCATTTTTAGCTATAGTTAAAAATTGATTATATAAATAACGCTCAGCGCTTATTCCTTTATTTATTGGCGACGACGAGGCCGGAGGCCGAGGAGGCGCATTGAAGCAATCAAAATTTAGATGCCTGACAAGCTTTAATTCCTCTAGTACTCTTTTATTCGTCGCTTTTTGTTTTTCAGTCATTTAAATATCCAATTTAACTTCATGTATTATAACATACTTTATCGAGATGTCAAGAGAAATCTTTTCATTTTTGAAAGATTTTTTATTCGCGTGCAATCGCCGGTGTAAGTATCAAGTATTGAAGCACAATCAATTTTCATTTTTAATTCCCTAATTTAAATTCAAAAATATTTAATTGTCTGCCTTGAAATAATTCATATGGATTAAAATAATGTTCCATTGCGACAGCTACAACAGTGTTAAAGCCTAGACTATTATAATCGACATCTTTAAGGTCTTGGTTTATTAGATTTATATTGCAATCGTGAAAGCCTGCGAGATTATGCGCTGCTAACTCAATCGCTATGGCGGTGAAATCAACGCCAATATAAGTTTTAAGTCCAGCAGTTAAAAGCTTTTTAGCTAAATAACCATCGCCACATCCAATTTCAAGAAGTTTAGCGTGACGCAGATCGACTTTTTGCAATAGTGAGTTAAAGGCATAATTATGCAGTTCGCGATATTCGGGCTTATTATAATCGCCGCGCAAATAATACTGCTGATAATGTTTTTTACTAATATTGCTTAACATTTTATGGCCTCATATAGATTATTAAAAAATTGATCAATTTCATCTTCATTTTTAGGTAGCTCAAGGTCGTCAAGCTCTTTATAATCTCTACTTAAATTATCTACTGCATAGATATATCTTAAGTTACGATAATTAGTCGCAAGCTTGAAATGTATAGGATTTGTCAGATCCAGTTTATGAAGAGGAAAGATGTGATCTAAATGCACAAGCTGACCATTCAAAGTTTCTACAGGCGTAATTCCTATTTTAGCGGCATTATTTAAAAGATACTCGTTCAACTCATTAAAACTTATTCCTAATAATTCTTCTGTTTTAACGGTTTTTCCTTGCATAATAGCTTTAATCACTCTGCGCGTGCTCCGCCGCGACCTAACCGCAATAGTAAATTGCGGATCTTTACGAAATAAAGCGCTATGCCGTTCGCGAGCACGTTTATTATCTTTATGACGGCAGACGTTGCAGCGAATTCTGCCTTCTGTTGGTTCGCGGCTACCACACTCTACACAAATTCCACTACTTTTAAGCGCGCGCTTTCTACCGTTTGTGCGCGTATTATACCTATCTTTATTATTCAAATAGTGCTTTTTTTGATATTTAGAAATACATGACTTGCATCTACTACAATAGCCAACCTTAGAGTCAGATCGCCGGCTGAATTCTTCTAAGGATTTATCAATTCCACATTTTGTACATTTTTTAGTCATTTTATTCTACTTTTAGCGACAATTTTGAGGATTTTTTCTAGCCCTAGCACGCGCCACGACACCACGGCACCGCGATAAGGATAACGGCAAATCCTGCGCTTTCTTTAGATTCAACGCGCTAGTCCAGCCTATTAAGTTATCCTCAATACCTGCGATCAATTCATATCCAATTATATTATCGGCTAAGCCGGTCTCGAGTTTTTTATCAAAGGATTTTATTTCGCTGGTGTCTACGTTTCCGCCGTGCAAATTCAATACAGCATAACCATAATTTATGACGCAGCTTTTATATATTCTACCGATGTCAGAATGCGAACACCCATACACCCAATCTTTATCCTCAGGCTGCATACAATATAGGCAGGCCGTCATTGACTGCCTTTCTGACGTATATTTACGCGTTGTATATAAATCGCCCGTTTTAGTAACATATTTAAATATTTGATACCCAATTACAAATTTTTCTTCTTTTATTTTACTAACATAATTTAAAGCATGCTCAATTATTTTAGGGCTGACGAAATCATCGCTATCAATACGAAACTGTAAATTATAGTTAGTGTGCATAATTTCATGGCGCGATTCGACTAGCTTATAATTCAGTTCAGTTTTAGATAATACGCCTTCGATCGCACTCCACATTTTCTTATTCGGCCCAGCTATTACATAAAAGTCAAAGTTCTTATATGTCTGCGCATTTAAGCATCTAGCTAATGTATTCTCCAATAGATAAATGCGATCGGCGTTATACTCGTCGAACTTGCATCTTGTTATTACACAAACGTTCATTTTAGTAATCCAAAAAAGTTCAATATTATTACAACGCTTATAGCATACTTATCGGGGCTTGTCAAGAGAAATCTTTTCATTTTTGTAAGGTTTTTTTATTTCGCGTAAAATAGTTTAGTTAAGTTATAGACTGGCCTCATGACGCGTTTAGAGGCGTTTTAAGCGTCTGGAATTAGCCGGATGCTGTCAGAGTACAAAAAGAAATAGATCGTTTAACCTGGTGGCTCTGGTGAATTTACAGAGGCATTGTAGTTTATCGATAGATCGCCTTGTTTATAGTATTTGGCCAGAATGTATTTTCGGGTGCCTACTGAACCTTTTATTTTCATATTCTGTTATTTCGCGAGCACGTTTATTATTCAATTCGGCTGCTTGAGCATCTTTGCAGTTACAGCATATTGGATGCATACCTTTGACAATTTCTCTCAAGCTATAAAGTTCAAGATCTTGCAAATTAGTCCTGTTAATGTCGATGTAAAACGATCTTCGATTTTTTGGAATAAAAGCCCAATTACTTTTATTCAACAAGCAGCTACATTTTATACATTTTAAGCCAGGCTCAATAATAAGCTTCTCGATGTTATTATTCATACGAGAAATATGCTTCGCGACCTTTTTTCGATAAGCGCATTTTTTACAGCAGGACATTCGCCCGCCAGTATCTCTTCGTATATAAAACTCTGTTACAGGTTTTTCGACTTTACATTTTACACAAACTTTAGATTGCATTATTTTATTCTCCTTAATTAAATAACGTTCAATTAGGTCAGTTGTAATATCGACGTTTATTAATTCTAGTTTCGAAGGTTTAAAATATTCGAGGTTTAAAATATTCGAGGTTTAAAATATTCGAGGCGGAGCTT